GCACTATGAATAATCTCATCAAAGAGGCGTTAGAAATTGCCATCAGTAACTGGGAGTACGACGGAGAATACGACAAAGTAAGCGAGGCAGTAACACTAATCAAGGAGGCAGAAGGAAATGAATAAAGAATACTATCAAGCTAAGGCAGACCTATGTCAGAAGTTGGCTATCCAACAGATGACAGAGGGCAACGCGAAAGAGGCAGGAGATAACCTGATCCGTATGGTGAATGCCCTAAATCAGATTCAACTAATCAACTACAAGGAGGAGAAGGGGCTATGAAATACACAATAACGCTGGAGGTAGAGAGCAAGACAGATCCAAGAGAGTGGCACTATGGAGATACCTTTATAGTTGATGAGCCATACACAATCAAGAAAGTGGAGGAGAGCAATGCGTAAATGGATAGATAGTAAGCACAAGGAACTGTATCTACTGATCGCGGATACGATTACTGCCATACAAAATGATGACGAGAGCGAGAAGGGTATTGACGCGGTAGTTGATGCCTTAGCTGACGCTTTTGAGGGCTATGACCCTTACTTTGATAGAGTCCAATTCCTAACAGACTGCGAACTAGCGGAGGCGAGCGTATGAAACTCATCAATTTCTATGAGGTTATGAATTACAAAGGTGACATTGAGTGGGGAGGGGCGAGCGCGAGTGAGGCTATCACCTGGTTCCGCAAGGGCTTCAACAACTCTATCTTTGTATCGGTATGGAATGAGGAAGATGAGGAAGAGCCTGTCCTAGTCACCGACAAGATAGAAGTGACGAACCTATTGCTCTCCCTGCTGGTGAGTGAGAGGGAGGAGTATTACCCCAAGCCCAAGAAAGAGTGGGCGCGATGATATTCTTAGGCGTAATCCTGGTAACTATCCTTGCCATACCTGCTCATAGTATGGGAGGATAAGCTCAATGAACCTAGATAGACGCAAGGCTAGTGCTGAGAAGCGAGCCGTATGGCTACGCAACTATCAGCGAGCACGAGGGCGAGCTATGACACGCCTCGCACAGCAATACCCCGACCAATTCAAGGAGATCTTGGAAGAAGAAAGGCTATCTGATGAGGCTAGCGGCAAAGCGTGGAGTGATATTACTGGCGGGAGGGCTAGCACTATGGATAGTGCTGGCTCACCCAGCAGGTCAGTTACATCTACCCAGCAACAAACCAACAGAAATCAGCAGGACGAAGGCTACGTGGGAGGAGAAGAATGAGAACAGAAAACTGGCAAAGCAATACGCGTGGGTTGCGTTTGGTTGGAGAGGGAGAGAGTGGCTCTGCCTCCACGATTTATGGACAAAAGAGTCTAGGTTCGACCACCTTGCGACTAACCAACAGGGAAGTTCAGCTTTTGGAATTGCTCAAATGCTTGGAGAACAGAGTCGAGATCCTAGAGTCCAAATACTTAGAGGTTTGCGATACATTTCAGAACGTTACGGCTCGCCTTGCCGCGCTCTCTCTTTCCACAATAAACGAAATCATTACTGAGGAGGAGGACAAGTGCTAACAGGAGTATCCCTATTCGCAGGTGTCGGCGGCTTTGACTTGGCTATGGAACGCAACGGAGTGAAGGTCGTAGCCACAGTAGAGATAGACAAGAAGTGTAATGAGGTACTGGCTAAGCACTTCCCAACAGCTAAACAATTTACAGATGTTCAACAGGTGACAGGAAAGGATTTATTAGATGCTGGATTTGACCCAACAAGAGGAATTATTACAGGAGGATTTCCCTGCCAAGACCTCAGCGTCGCTGGTAAGCGTGCTGGTTTGGCTGGCGAAAGAAGCGGGTTATTCTGGGAGATTGCTAGACTTGTGGAAGAAACGCAAACAGAGTGGTTCGTCCTCGAAAATGTCCCTGGTTTATTATCCTCTAACGGAGGGAAGGACTTTGGAATCGTTCTCGGGGAGATGGCCAAACTCGGGTATCGTGTCGGATGGCGTGTCCTTGATGCTCAATACTTCGGAGTACCCCAAAGAAGGCGCCGAGTCTTCATCGTTGGCAACCGTTCTGGAGACGCAGAGCGTATCGGAAAAGTATTATTTGAGCGCAACAGCGTGCGAAGGAATACTACGCAGAGCAAACCGCAGGGGCAAGACTCTGCCACCAGCACTACAAGAAGCTTTGGTCAGACAGGTTTCGCAAAATACTCCGAAGGCGTGACGACCCTTACTGCCACCACATACAAGAGGCCTGAAGATAATGTTGTGGTTCACCAAAAGTAGAAGGGCGCAAAGTGAAACTGACTATGAGACGTGGGTGGAGGGTGATGTTGTGCCTACTCTAAACTCTTTTGACAATGGAGATATTAGGACAACAACCATAATTCTATTCGAGGATAACCGCAGAGATGGGGCTAGGTTCTATGACCAGAGTCCTACATTACAGGGATATATGGGTACAGGAGGAAACAATATGCCAATGGTTCTAATGCGTATGCGTGAGGGCAAACCAGGTGGAGGTAAAGGACCGCTACTATCGGAGGACAGAAGCTTGACTATCGCAACTAACAATGATCAAACACTATTTACTGATAGCGCAGTACGCAGGCTTACGCCTGTTGAGTGTGAGAGACTACAAGGTTTCCCTGATAACTGGACCGAAGGTCAGTCAGACTCTACAAGATATAAACAAATGGGCAATGCCGTAGCTGTGCCTGTTGTTGATTGGCTTATCGCTGGTATTGTTGATGAAGCAATGATAGACTAATAGAATTACTGAGATTTTCTTATCCTTTATCTCAGTAATAGATAACCTCGCAGACAGAGAGTGCTAACTGCGGGGTTATTTTATTTCTTATGGTCAGTTGAATAGAACCCTGATCCTCTGAAAGAAACAGGAGGAGAGGACCAGAGTCTATCCATTAGGTTGCCGCAGTCAGCACAAGAGGGGGTGCTAGCTTCGGCGTGGATTGAACGCTCAACGGAAAGGGTCGTTGAACAGTTCTGACATTTGTATTCGTAGATCATAAAGCAAAACCATAGTCTAGGTGGAGGAAGCCTACAAGTTTCATAATCCTGCGGGTATCAGAGAACTCTGTGGTTGCTGGCATACGTCGCTCTGACCACGCTGGTTCAGGCACACGCGATAAGTCAAAGGCGTAGATACCCTGCGGAGTGGAGTTGATGTAGTAAGGAGTGCGAGTACCCGCTTGGTTGATAAGCCTGCGATACTTCATCTCTTCAATCAGTAGGTCAGGGTAGTGCGTATGCCTACACTTCAACTCTATGTAGAGGTTCTTCTCATTGGTGGTACAGTCGAAAGAATCGTAGGCCCCTTCACTCTTTTCTAAGTCGGGGAAGTGACTAGCCTTGAGATAATCGAAGAGTTCCTGTTCTCTCATTAGTTGTATGGACTCTCTCCGCCGAGTAGGTTCTGTAGCCTACGCATAACGTTCTGGACTTTACGATCGGCAGTAGAAGTAGCACAGCCTAGATAGACACCAAGTTCTTCTAGGGTTGCACTCTCGTGGTATCTCTTGATGAGAATATCTTTATCAGCTACATCAAGTTTGAGATAAGCCTTCTTGATGTCTATGAGGATAGCCAAAAGGTTTCCACCTTCTGCTGGAGCTGACTGCCTACGTGGTTGTCCATCATTGATAAGGTTCTGTGCTGCCTCTAATACTGTGCCATCAACAACGGATGCAATAACGTGTGGCAGTAATTGACCGAGCACTACTGTGTCATAGAAGGACTCATCTCCTACCTGATAGCCAGACTTCTTAGCCTTCTCCTTGCGAGCATAACGCTCCGCGTGTCTACGCATCTGCCAAGCAATACGCTTCTCGTTGATGACCCGTTGGATAGCGTTCTCTTCATTGAGCAAATCTGTAAAGTGATCCGACCTACTCATAGCCCAGGCGTAGCATTCCTGTATCAAATCTTCACGCTCAGTCCACTGACGATAGCGACGGAAGATACTACCCGCTACGCTTGGAACTAAATCATAGAAGACAGGATGAAGATTAGTCATTGGCTTGTTTATTCATCTCCTCGATATACCTATCAGCCTTCTCTTTCTTCGCCTGCGCTATCTGCTTACGGCGAAGGGCAGCCTTGTACCACGAATGCTTCTCAGTAGCCACGACGCTTCTCCTTTAGTTTCAGTAAGGACAAAGCAAGTAATGGACCAATAACAAATCCAACAAGCAAACTTAGTAGCACTACTACCAAAGTATTCTCAGTCATTAGGTAACTCAGGCCACTTGTTCTCAAGGACTAGGATTGCAATAGCAGAATAGTTCAGTAAATCTACAAAGGAATCTCTCAAGGACTCGTTGCTTGGTGCAACTCGTGAATCAACGAGATGATTGATCCTGGCAATTTTATCGTGCATTCGCACCCGTAATCCGTTGAGTGCTCCACCTGGACTGTGAGCGATATTCTTCGGCCCGTAATCTTTGTGTTTACGGATGAGGAGATTGCCTGCCCCGTCGAGTACTCGCCAGACATCTGCGATGAAGTCATCATCTATTTTCGCACGGGCATCGGTTGGCAGGTTATCGTACCAGCTTTGTAATCTATCGAAACTATTATCATCCCCATATCCATCAATAATCTGGCTGCCTCGTTCAGGTCTTTCTTTGTCACTCACTTCACTCCTCCTACTAGGTGGTTTATCGCGTCAGGCCCTTCTGCCAGATACAGTTCATTGATATCCATACCTGGTGGTAATTGTACTATTTGTCCATTTGTTAGTTCGCCCACGACACGCTTGGCAAACTCAGCTCCAGGATTGGAGCCATCTTCTTTCACATCATTATCTCCGATGACATAGACAGTATCAAAGCCAGTAAATAATCGTGCAAAGTGTGGCTTCCACGCAGCCACCCCTGGCACACCCACTGCTGGAATATCACATAGTCCAGATAAGACAACTGCATCTAATTCACCTTCACAGATGACGATGCTTGGCGCATCAACTGTCACATCAAAAACATTATAGAGATGAGCCTTCTGTCCCAGCGGGGATCCATACTTAGGCTTACCATCATCTAATCTTCTAAACTTGAAACCTACACACAAACCTAACACCGTGATGTAAGGTATGGATAGCCAACCCTCATACATCTCGTGTCCGTTGTGAGGTTCTACAATAGTTCCTAGCGAGAACTGCTCGGCTACATCCCTAGATATCCCACGTCCTGCGAGGTAACGCTCTGCCTCGTCGCTTAGATTCTCCGCGTACCGCGTTGCCGCCTCCTGCAAGGATTTCATCTGCTCTTTCGACTGCATCTTTGAACCCTATCCCTTCCTTCTCCATAATAATATCTACTGCTGTGCCACCCTTACCGCAGGTGTGACAGAAATATAGATTCCCGTAGGTATCTATCACTGCTGACCTGCGACTATCGTCGTGGATGCAGCAGCGAACCGATACGTTACGCCCTTCTTTTACTTCTCCTCCATAGAACCTGACGATATCTGCTATGGAGATTGCAGTTGAATCGGTGGTGCCTTTTCGTTTCGTCTTACGAACCACCCTGGTCCAGTCTTGTGCTGGCATCCGCAGTCTCCTATACAGTTCTTATGAAAGTTCTCTGCAAAGACATACTTCTGATTAGAGTTGTATGTAGCAGCAATCTTACATTCGCTGCAAATCATTCTTCGCGCTCTTCTTCCTTCTGCTCTACCTCGGTTGGTTCCTCTGGTAGTTCTACATCTACTGGTTGTGGCTTATTGATTTCACTGCTGGTGATATCACCCTGTGGTACTGGCATTGTTTGTCCTTTCATTTACCCATTGGTCTAAGTCTTGGATTACCCAAGCCTTCTCGACGCCGTGATTACGACGCTTGACTATAACGAAAGCCAGAGGTGAAAGATTAAGACCTCTAGCTTTCGCATAGTTCTTTGCTTCTACCTGCGCCTCGTCCCAGAAGGCAGGTAAATCTATCTTCTTACGGTTCTTACATTCTAAGATGTACGTCTCACCAGCGATGATGGTCACCAGATCGCCTTCATCTTTTGCGCCAGCTTTAGCAAGGCGCTCACAGAAGTGGCCTAGACTACGCAACCATTTCATTACATCAGTCTCAAACTTAGAACCTTTGGCCTTGTTGTAACTAGACAATACCCTTCACCGCCATCTCAATACCCTCTTCCAAAGTAATCTTTGGTTGATAGAAGGATGTCAGTAAATCGTTATTAGAAACTCTGTGCATACATCCGACAGGTTTATCTGGTCTAGTAACTATCTCACCTTTGTATCCAACAGCATCCATACAGAGTTGTGCCAGCTCCACAAAAGATGTAGACCTACCAGTGCCAAGATTGATTGGGCCTAGTGGCGCACCTTCAATGGCTATCATTACAGCTTCAACAATATCTCTGATGTGAATGAAGTCTCTGGTCTGCGTGCCTGGACCCCAGACCTCAAACGGGTCTGCCTTATCTAAGGCTCTCTTGACATACATCGGGAATGGGTAACTTAAGTCTTGGTCAGTTCCATATCCGCTGAATGGTCTGAAGATATGCACATTATCTACAAAAGATCCCAAGTATTCACCAACCAACTTAGCCATACCATAGGTCATATCAGGCATAGACATATGTTCCCAGCAACTCATCGTCTCTTTGAGTTTGACGTGACGCTCTGCTGTCTGCATTGAGATTGGATAGGCAGCACTGCTTGAGAAGTAGACTACCTTCTTAGGCTTAGTCTTGAGACACCATTGAAAGAATGCAGAGTCAATACTGAAGTTATCTGCAACCGCAAGTGGGCGACCCTCGATGGATTCACGCCCACCTACGACGGCTGCAAGGTGGATAACTAAATCTACCTGTCTATCCCAAGACTTAAAGAAGCGGCGGCAGTCCTCTCCGCCACCAAACTTATCTACTCCGATGATATTCCAATTTCCATCGTTGAGTTTCTTCCAAAAGTATTTACCTACAAATCCCTTGTCCCCAGTAATGATTACTTGTTTCATTTCATCACCGTCGATAAGAACTTGATAGCATCCTCTTTGAGATCGTGTGTGCAGTATTCCCTGAAGACTTCAGCATCGTGGTTGCCTACCTCTGATGAGTTGACCTCTTCATACTGTGCATCCACCTTAGACTTACCAGCCATATAGTGCATATGTTCTACGATGACGTCGGGATGATACTCAAGACAATCTGTTATCTGTCCAAAGAGTTTCCAAAAGTTATCCATATACAAGTGAATCAATCTGCGTGGAGCAAAGAAGCCTAAGCTCTTGCTGATATTAGTAGACATCATTACCATCGTCGGTAGATTTGCCCCTTGGAACAAGTCATTGGCGTAAGAAATACCGTAACCACGTTCCTTGATTCCTTGATACAACAGGCCATCCCAGTTCTCTGTTCTGACAATATGGTCATCGCCCATAAAACTAATCGTCTCGTACTTATCTTGATACTTCTTGACCAATAGGTTCAAGGTTCCATTCATACGCAGTCGTGGGTTGACTTCTCTGATAACACCCTCTATCTCTGGGTAGTTATCTGCATCATCCTCATCTAGCCCGATGAGTAAATCTGATATCTTGCTGTTCTGCTTTAGCGCATCAAAGGCCAACTGCGCTTTATCTGGTCTGCCTCTAGCTGGGATAATTACTAGGTTGGTATTCATTAGTACCTCACTAACGGGTTGTTACGTCTGACCATTCGGCCTATATCATCACAGTCTTCAATGCGACATACTGCATAGTCTACAAACAGCGATACATATTCTCCAGCATTGGCATACATTGGACCAAAGCGATTCTTGACTGGAGCAACGCGAAGCGTTCCCTCTGATGGGCTATAACCTAAAGTCAAGATCAGACTAGGCAGTTGCGAGACCTTCCCGTGAATGGCTCTGCGCTGTGGTGGAGTAGTGGTATCTCCATACTCACCCTGCTCAGATACGTGGTGCAATACCATCACACAGGCTTCAGTCTTACGGGCCATATCGTGTAGCTCCATCATAATCTGACGAAGGCCTGCCCATTCATTGTCGTGTTCGGCAACCACATTCATCAGGTTGTCTACCACTATCAACTCTGGGGTAACTCCATAGAGTTCTACATAGGCTTTTACTTCTAGTTCAATATCATCTAACGATGGTGACGAATCAAAGCACCATTGGATATGTGACATATTGCCAAGGTACTGATCGTAATATCGTGGGTTGTTCTGTAGGTTAGTCTCGACGCTGACCTGTCCGTGACCTGACAGCGCCGAGGCAACCCTTATCATTACCGTTGCAGTATCTGTATCTGCAGAAAAGAACAGTGTTGGAACTTTAGCCCTGATGGCATAAATCAAAGCAAACATAGATTTACCAGCGTTAGGTGCAGCGGCAACCATACACACTTGACCGCGCCGAAACTTAATTTGCTTCTGGTTCAAATCTTTCCATACATCAGGTAGTGGTGTCGCCTTTGTGGTGACACTGCTCCAAGCTCGGGACAGCTTAAGCACTATTCTCCTCTCGCAGAATTATATTCTGCTTACGTCTAATAACCTTTCGATCTCTTTCAGTAAGGCCTCCCCAGATACCAAACTTCTCGTATCTGATTCCCCATTCTGCACATTCAGTTTGGTGGATACACCTACCACATATACTTCTAGCGTAAGTTGTATCGAAGAATAATCCCTGACCAGGTTCGGGGAACCAGGAATCTCCACTTCCCGTTTGTGCACATAGCGGAGCCTCGTATTGACGCGGCTCACGCATTTACTCACCTGACCCAGATTGTTGGGCACTTCTCAGCGATTGGTGTGCCTTTAGCTGATGCACACATATAGCCCTTCCAAGGACCCTTAGCGCCTACTCCTTCTTGGTATCGCATTGCACCGTGACGACAGGTGTGAGCGCCTGCTGGCGCTGGTGCTGCTGGTGCAGGATTGTGTACGGCAGCAGCAGGTCTAGCGCCTGAGAAAGATTGACTAACACTGCCGATAAGCGGTGCGAAGTCTTGTGCTGCAGTAAGAAGCGCCTCTAATTCTTCCTTATTGGCAGCATATAAATTAACGAGTGTTCCATCAGGTGCTTTGAAGTTCACCTGCAGTTTTGTGTTTTCTGGTGCAGCCATTTACTTATCTCCTGTTTTCTTAATCGAAAGCCTTGCGCTTTCTTTTCCTTGCTTGGTTGGTACAAAGCCCAGTGCTTTCTCCACTGCATCTTTGTCAACCGTATTACTCTGGACTGTAGTCCATTTGACTTCATATCCAGTTGAAGTAACTCCAGTAATGCCGAGCAATTTATCGCGTAGCTCGTTCTTCTTTGTCTCTAAATCTTTGATCTGCTGGTCTACCTGTGTGTAGTGCAGCGCATCCAGCGATGCTTCCTCATTCTCTATCTGAGGTAGCTCGTTTTTGATACGTTCTTTTTTTAGACCAACGCATCCCATCTCACCAGAGGCGTCGTAGTATTTGCAATAAAACTTACAATAGCTCTCATCCCTTTCAGGATTAGGAACTGCGTCCGATGTTTTTATTGCTTCCAACCAAGCGAGCGCCTCTAGCGCGACGGATTCGTCATAGGGTTCAGAGTGCACTAGAACATCTCTTTCATCCCCATCACGAGGTATGGCTACTAAGTTCACCGTTTGGACCTTCCCCAAGCCAGACTTAGAAATTAGATAACCATAGACTTGTACCTGCCAACGTTGTTGTTGTGACGGGAAGTAACTAAGGTTCTTAGCCTTAGTAGTTTTCCAGTCAACAACATCACCTGTCCCAGGAATAAAGCAGTCTACGTGAGCTTTCATCCCGCCGTATTCGACAGTCTGCTCCAATAGAACTTCTTTATTGTCAGCAAGTGCATTCTCTATTGCAGCGTGGATAGCAGTACCCATAATCGCTGCGAGCTTTAGCTCGTTGTCATTGGTTTCTGGTTGACCATTCAACCGATACCAAACCTTACGACGGCAACCACCAAGTTCTGATGGGCCTATCTGTACCTGTGTAGATCTGCCACGTTTATTCTCTTTATCGTGCAGAGCTTTGACTAAAAGTTCTTTTATATCCATCGGTGCCATTTCGTAAAGGTAACATTAAAAAATAAGAAACTCAACTGTAATACTGAAGCCTCTAGTATGTCAGTCTTCCATTCTTTGAGTTGGTAGAAATCAATACCAACTGCAAAGTTATTGAGATAATAACGATTCACGTGAATAGTCAGTGAACCAAAGTCTTTCTGCATTACCCCTCCTTAGATTGAGTGACCAACTGTATGGGCGGGCAAGTGTTGACGTCAAGGACCGACGCAATCTCAACAGCTCGTCGGGCGTGTCGCTCTACAGTAGATGGTTTGATAGAACCCAGATGAGAATAAAGATAACCAAGAGCAAACTGACCACCAGACCCGATGCCATAAATCCCGTAGTCCGACTGGATGAACGAGAGGTCACACGCAATGTGGAACGCATTGCCAGCAAACGAAATAATGTAGTCGAAGCCTGAGTCTTTTTCTTTGCCCGCTTCATAAGGGTCGTATCCATTCTCTTTGAAAGCCGCGATGATGGACGGCAGTACTCTCTTTCCCATCCAGAGCACAGGATCTGCGCCTGTATATTTCGGCGGAGTCCAGTTATAGGCAAGGATATCACCAGGTCGTGAATCACCTGTTATACCCAGCAGGTACTTCCCGACGTGAATAATCTTCGGAGTGGAAGTACTAACGGTCCGTAGATTATCTTCGGTTATCTGACTGTCTGCCGCAAGGCAGACTCCTTCATCGGTCTGTACAGCTACTAATGTAGTCACAAAAAAATTTTACATCACATACGGCGTGTCGCACCTGCGACACTCCCATCGGTTTCTACAATATGAGCCGTAGGCGAATTACAGAAACGGCGGCCCTCACGGGCCGAAGGAAGTGAGGGCAGTCTGTGCGGCTCCGTCTACTCTTCCTGCGGAAAAATAGTCTACCACCAGTACAAGCTACTGACCTTAGATCCGTTGGTCCGACGCATCAATGCGTCTGCGGTTGTACAGTTTTTAATACTTATGTCCAATTTGAGGACTATGAAATCTGCTGGTATGCCCTAGATGTGCAGTGTGCTAGCTGCGGGAACCTACTGAAGGCACCTTGCCCTATAGATAAGCCAGAGTTAACGTAAGTAAATGACCCCCGACTTGAGGCGTTTTTAGCCTCAGACCTATATCTTCATACCAACCCCGCCTGAAAGTGTCTCAAATCGCCTTAAAACCACCCTTAAAAGGGTATCCTGTAGCTTGTTTTAGGCAACAAAAAAGAGGCCCCAGTCCCGATTAAGGGACCAGGGCCGTATTCGCAGCCGAACTACACTACTACTTCTTTCCTCTACCGAACTCCTTGGCTGATGGATCTAGCCACTTGAGTACTGGTCCAAGGAAACCAGCAAGTGCTGCTGTTCCTAAAACCTTGAGGTCTGTCTCGCCTGCTAGGTAGAGTGCAATAGCAGCAGATGCTGCAGCACGGAACCAGGTCAGGGTTACTTGCTTCAATGCGTCCATTAGTTATTCTCCTTTGGACTTGGTTTTTCTTTCTTCGCCTTCGGCCTGCTCACCTTAGAGATGACCTTGCCTAGAGCCTTGGGTTCTCCCAACCAAGGGAACCAGGGACGGGTATCTCTGGTAAAACCACCTTGCTTGATGGAGATATGCAGATGTTTTTCGTGCTTATTGGCACCTGTATACTTCCTATCACCCTTCTCTTTGGACCAAATACGTCCATTGAAGATGAGGTAGGAAACTCGAACATCACTCTTTAACTTCTCATAGATATCAGCACAGTCAATGCCAGATTTAGGATCGTGGGTTAAATCCACTGCCAGACCTGTGTTGTGGTCTGAGTTAGGGCTTTGTTTGATGTGTGCCGATGAAGGCAATAATCCGTCGGAGGCTTTCTTGCGCTTGGGTGCAAGGGCAGTTGCCTGTCGGAGGACGGCAATCGCAGCAGGACTGGCCTGCTTCACAATTTTCTTCATTCATTTCCTCAATGCTTCCTTGACTAGGTCCATTAGTAAATCTACTTTGTCTTCAAGGTGGTTCACTTTATCTTTGAGACTTGACCCACCATTGGGCTTGAGTTCGTATAGATAATGTTTGACTAGCCATCTCACACCAGCGGCAAAGCCAGTCACGATGGCAATTATGGATACGGCTATTCCAGCCCAATCAGCAGGGGTCATTTACTGGCTCCTTGTAGTGTTATACGGTACGGACAGTGACCATCAGCATTCCTCCGAAACCAGAGAAGCGTTTGTCACTAGGTGTGCGGTTAATAAAATCCATCTCTTCAATCAGTGCGATGAATGTCTCGCCTGTTCTGAAGTCTTCTACTCTGACTGTATCGCCTAGATTCTCGATGGCTTCTAACGCTGCCATACGAGCATAGGCTGCTCCGTCATAGCCCACCTCTACTCCGAAGTGGTCTGTCTCGTGGTCATAGCAGAATAATGGATATTGGATGAGGCGCTGACGTGGTACAGCAGGCAGAGCCTTGACTTGGTAGCCAGTAAATAGTGGCCCAAGTGTGTTGTCGGTATCATCTCTAGTTATAGTAAATTTGAAAGCAAGATACTCGTGAGCACCTGTGGGATATGGAATACCAACCTCTGAAATGGTTGCACCTTGTAGGAAGGATGCAATGTTGTACTCGACGCCAGTCTCGCTAATGGATTGGATTGATAATCCACCGTTGGTGGAATCAAAGCGTGGATTGAGGAACTTGAACAACTTGTTCTCTAGTGTGTTGTAGCGGATATAACCAGTCTGGATATAGCCTGTTGAAACTAATCTGTCCTCAGATTCAATATAGACAGAACCATTGCTATCTGTGTAGTTGGTGGTGAAAGCAATCCTATCTGTTCCATCAATAAAGGCACAGGCTGTAGTCTCTCTGGTGGTATCACCTGATGCGTAGTAAGTATCATAGGCATAAGGAAATACCAGCGGTGCTATCTGTGTCGATAGGTCAATGCGAATAGTTCCTGGCTCATCTTCAACACCAGTTGCAGCCCAAGCAAACTTATCTCTGAAGCAGAAGTCATAGACAGGCTGTGTGTTCTCCCAGATAAGAGGACCATAGGCAAGAGATCCATCATCTGCCACTGCAGCTACACGGATGCCCTTGGTGGTACCGATGAGCATATAACCCAGATAGTAAGCAATCTTGTAGATACGCTCTCCGCTAGGCATCTCAGCAGCGGTGATAGCGCTGGTTAATGCAGGCATAGCACCTGCAGAAGTAAGCGTAAACTTCTGGATGTTGGACTGAGTACCTGAGAATCCAGTGACATAGATAGCAGCACCAGAGGAAGTAATGCTGGTATATGTAAAGTTATCTACTGGATGAGTGTAGACAGCAGTTGGCAGGGCAGTTGCTGTGGTTGCAATCTCATAGACTTTGTTATTGATACAAGCAACGATACGTTCCTTGGTGAACTCCATTACAGCGTTAGTAACAACAATGCCAGTAGTGTCAAACATTGGTGTCGCTGCTATTCCAGAGTAGTCAGTCAGCAACTTCTTGTACATAGTTAGTTTGGTAGTACCGCCAGTAGTTACGTTAGTAACCCAGTAGCAGTAGACTCCATCGTCACACATTGCGTATACCTTGTCATCGGTACCAGCGTTGTAATCTACAAAGTGCTGAACAACGCTTGTAACAGTACCAGTGGCAGGCGTAGAGGCTACGTTGGTAGCAGTCTTGGCATAGGTAAAGGTGGTTGTGGTAGGAACCGTTGAAATGGTGTAGGTACCATTGAAGGTGGCATCTACTCCAGCAACAACTATCTCCATACCTACTGCTAGTCCGTGTGCAGCACTGGTTGTCAGTGTAGCCACGTTAGATGTCAAAGCCTTATTAGATACAGATGCAGTAATGGTTGGGAAAATCTTATCTATGTCAAAACCATCAAGCATTAGACAGCCATAGAACTCGTTATAGGTAGATGAACCAGTGTTGGTTAGTTGTTGCCATTGGATGGAACGCAGGAACTGCTGTGGTCTAAGGTTGGTATTGAGAGCAGCAGTAGTTTCGTGCGTAGCATCTACATCAAGAATCAAGGTAGCCTGTCCCTTAGTCCAGACATCTACTCCCTTGGACTCTGTGTACTGAAAGCGTAGCGATTCATCCTGAGCAGGCTCAAAGTACTTGATGCCTTGGCCTAGATGGAAGGATGACTGACTTCTAAACCACCAACCAGTAAGGGTCTGCTCTCCAGCCTCACGAGTCTGGTCATACTGTTGCTTACGATACTGCGCCGTTACACGGCGATAGGGTGACTCATCGCTTGATGCGATAAAGAATGGTTGACCATTGATTGCTAGATCAAAGGCCTCAGCATTAGGTGTATAAGAAGCGACATTAGAAGGGTTTGATATGGGTACAGGAATACCCTCGGTGATGTCGAAGTCGACCATTGCTCTCCTTATTTGACGGTTCTATTTATGAAATCTAATCCAGCCCAGTTGCCGTAGTCATTAAGACTGCGCTCATCTCCAAGGGCTTCAGGTCCTATGCGCTGTGTAGACAGAATGTCATACACCTCAGCCTTAGACTCAGCGTCTTTGGTTGAGTATTCATTTGGGTAATCTTTCCAGACGTGGCTACGCATATTCTTCTGCCATACTGCAGTATGGTCATAGTAGAGATGGTAGATATATTGCTTATCTGGTATGTATAAATCAAAGCCGTGAGTAAATGCTCTGGCTGCAATAAGTATCTCTTCGCCCCAGAACATAATCTTTTGGTTGACATCCAACTTAGCAAACTCACCAAGAGTAAAGATGAACCCAGCAGATACTGATGTCTGCTTGACCAAGCCTTCGCTTTGTACTGCAAGTTGACTTGGTATCAGGCTTGATGCAAACTGGTCAGGCTTTTCTGAAAATGATATGGATGTTACTGACCTATCCCAGTCAGAGTATTCTTCTAGTCTGTCGTTGTAGATATATGACGATGGGTATGCAGTTAGAAGTGGCTTCGCCACCCCTTGATCCTGCAGCTTCTTGATGTTATCAATCAAGGCCTCATCCCAGTCAGGATAGAAGCGAGTATGTGCATCAACCTGTAGGTAGTAATCCTGCCCTGAGTAATGCCTATTGGCTAGGTGTCTAGCTCTGCCTACTCCAATATCCTTCGGAGCTTGAGACTCGCTCATCCTAAAGTTGGCAACCTTTGGGATAAGTATTTGGAAGTCTTCTTTATAGACCTGATGGATTCCAAAGCAGATAGTATGGTTACCACTGCTTTTCTTTACTGCATCATATACAGTCTTTGGTAATTCAAAGTCGTGATATGAAGCTATCTGTACAAATATGGAAGCCATTACCACTTACCTAACGGACAAGTGGCTGGCTGTAACTTCGTCTTTGCTATCATAAAACATCCGCACTGTCTACATCTGCGACTTATATGTGTAAGTTCTGGACATTCTTCGCATATAGCGAAGCGTCTATCTGCCTCTTCTTCTGTAGCCCTAGGCATACCATTAAACATATCCCAAGGTTTTACATCAGACATCTAGACTCCTAGCAAGGTGGTGGTGGATAGGCTGGGTATCCACTAGTTGAACAGCTTGTGCTGCTGTTACAGCTTGAGCTACCACTCAAGTCTACAGTAGATGTAAACCTACCTTGTACATACTCTTCATTTGATAGATATGTGGTAGAACAATACCAAGTCACAGGTGGAGCCGTAGTAGTTGTGGTTGTGGTGGTTGTAGTAGTTGGAGCCGCTGTCGTAGTAGTGGTTGTGGTAGGCGCGGCGGTGGTAGTAGTCGTTGTTGTCGTAGTGGTTGTAGTGGTAGTTGTCGTTGTTGTAGTAGGCGACGTAACCCTAGCCTTGAGAACAAACGCTAACAGATTTATCATTAGGCCAAGTCTCCAACCAACAAGAATGTGTTGGATGCTGTACAGATTAAGGCAGCGGTTGAATACTGAGCGCGAAGTGAGATACCTGGAGTTCCATTGACAGTTACTCCAGCGCCTGCTGTAACGCTTACTGCTCCTGCTCCTAGACGAGCAATGAATACGATATCTCCAGCAGAGAAGATTCCTGAGTTCACTGTTACGTTGGCTGTAACAGCGGAGGTGACGGTGACCAACTTAGACTTGTCTGCAGCCACCAAAGTATAGGCAGCAGTTTGAGCGTTGAAACCTACGCTTGCTACTGGTGTGGTCAGAGTCTTATTGGTGAGAGTTTCAGAGCCAGCCAAGGTAGCAAAGTCGTTATCTGTAAGGGCAGTATTAAACTGTGCTGTAGTTCCAGATACGGTATTTGAACCAAGGGCAATAACCTTGTTAGACAAGGTTGCAGTGCCTGCAGCGGTCAGAGCATTATCTACACCAGAGGTATAGAAGTCTAAGTCATTAGAGGTAAGGACGTGCTTGATGGTTGCACCAGATGAGTGAGTGGTAGCAGCAGTTCCTGCCTGTCCACGAACCAGTCCAGTAAGGGTAGCTCCTGATGAACCTCGTACGAAAACAATCTCTTCAGAGGCAGTATCTGGATCAATGGCGATAGTGAATTGGTCTACGTTGCCACCAGCAAGGGTGACTCCACCAAGGAGTGCGGTGACCGCAGCGGTATTGGCTAGGGATAGAGTTGTATCGCCTGCTCCAATAGGAGCACTGAGTAGTTGCTCAATGCTGGTAGATGAGTATTTTCTGGTCACTTGCTATCTCCTTAGCGACTGTAGTGAACGCGGATTGGGTACTTGTCTGAAAGTTTGAGCGACTCTTCTTGCAGTCTTTGTTGATAAAGTGCATAGAGGTAACGAGAACTGCTGGTTCCAGCAGTAGATGGGATCTTAGAATCCATCGTGTCTGCCTCTGCAGAGGTAAGGTTGAGTCGACCTGGGTCAATGAAGGATAGTAAGCGAGCGCAGGTTCCATAGATGACTACATCTTGGCAGGATGCTGGAAGTCCTGTCGTTGCTACAAAGTCATCACCATTGTTAACTAGAGGCGTAGGTTCCTTGGTATACCAAACCTGCACGGTTCTACCAGGTTGGATATTTTCATAGATGTTAATGGTGTTGCCTGTTGGGAATGCTGTGGTATTTGCAAGGCCATCGCTTCTCCAGCGGTTAACTGGTAGCCACTCAAGGCTTGAACCAGTAGTTTGCCAGGAGGCAAACAGTACGGTTTCAGCATTAGCAGGTAGAGCATAGGTAGTCTGGCTTGCATTGAATGTAAAGGTAGTTGAGGCTACTCCCCAGAGGTTAGGGTAGAAACTGTTAATGGTATCGTTGATAGCCTGCTTGATTGACTGGCGTGGGAATGTAGGAGCAAGGAAGATTAAAGCATTCTGTGCGTGGCTGGCTGCAGTAGTTCCTTGATAACCTCTACCGAATCCACCAGGGATAGCATTCATAGTAGAAGCAGCCTTGTTAAAGTTGTCAATCCAGATCAGCTCGTCATCAATCTCAATCACACCTTTAGCAAGGTTGTTTGATGAACCAGCAACGATAGCAGTGTCATCGGCATCGATGGCAGTAGCCAAGTAGGTAATGCGGTCCTGGCGCATTGTGTAGCCTTGCAGGTTAGAGCGCACCTCTGTGACTAAGTCACTGAATGTTGGCATTCTTCATCTCCTTGATTTTCTCTCTGTATGACTGCATATTCTGTTTCAAGATTTCATCGTCAGGCGATATCTTTAGCGCCTGCTTGCCGTACTCGTAGGCATCCTCATAGAGGCCTAACTTCCACGACGATACTGCTGCTAGGTCATAAGCCATATGGCCCCAGGCCCAGCCTTCTGATAGGAACTCTGGTCTCTTCTCAGTGATCTGCAAAGCTCGCTTGGCAACTAGGTTGCACTCAGCCCACTGCTGCTTGCGGTAGTAGTGATGAGCCAAGGCAAGGACTGATTCCCTAGAGGCAAACTCTTCCATCGCCTTCATCAGCCATTCTTCCTCTAGTTCTGGCTCACATTTGGCAAGCATTCTCATAGCAAAACTGCGCTCTGCAGGAAAGACTGATACTTCTAGATACTTCTTGAAGACATCTCTGGCTTCATCTAGATGCTTATGCCCGAAGTATTCTCTGCCAAGATAGTAAAGGTTTCTAGCATCAGGGTTGGCCTCTACTGCCTTGATGAGCAACTCTAAATAGTTTCTAGGCTTGTCATTATCTGGCAGGTGGTGTGATTCAAAGTTGTATATCTTGCGAGTCTCAGTACCTTCATAGCATTCCAAGACTTCGTGGATGGGATATATCCATCTCATACGGTTTCTGCGGTGGATACGGAACCCATTGAACTCTGTGACAGGATTACCCTTATCGTCCCACGAGGTAATGAAGCGATACTCTGGTCTATCTATGCCCTCTTTGTGAGCCTTCTGCAACTTCTCATACCAGCCAGGAAGCATAATCTCATCTAGGTCCATAGCCACGCAGTAGTCAGCATCTGCTGGTACTAAGGCTAAGGCAGCATTACGAGCATCATCAAAGCGCCAAGGGCTTATATGAATCTGATGAACTGTAATGCCAAGGGACTTGGCTATCTCAATGGTGTTATCGGTAGATCCTGTGTCCACAAGGACGTGATACTCAGCTTGCTTGGTAGAGCTATACCAACGCTCTACGTGCTTGGCTTCATTCTTTGCTATGGAATAGACTGCGATCTTGGCTCTCATAGCCCTAGTCTAACTCAGGCTCCTCATCAGGAGTGATTTTGCCAGTCTTATCAATCGTGCCGTTAGGAAACATAGAGTCATCCCATTCGGCTGTAAGAGGGTTGCCATCAAGTTCTACTGGGTCGCCAAGGATTACTCCGTTGACAACCATACCCTGCTCTAGCCAGACAATGGTTTCAGTCCCATCCTCATTGAGGATGATTTCTGGGTCAAAAGCGCGAAGAACTCCCATTATAGGTAGACCTCTCTGTTGGCAAAGTAGTTGGAGATTTGACGAATCTGAGAAGCAGTCAAGGCTTGACGGAATACTGCTGCTGCAACAAGTTCCGTAGCAGCATAACTGCTGCCGATGCGTCCGAGTTTTAATGTTTCTGTGGTTTCTAATGATGAAGTACTGGTATCTGTCAATGGAGATGATGCAGTAGTATTTACATAAACATTTAATAAATCTGTGCTTACATTTCTAACAAAACTACCAGCAGTAAGTCCACCTTTAATTCCAGCATTTATGTTACTTATCAAACCTACTGTTCCGTCTTTTATTGCACCTCTTAACGCAGGAGTTGTAATGCTGTAAATGTCGTAACCTCTGTCGGTTCCAGTGGCAAACGATGCTGTTTTTGCAATATATGGACTAGAATCCCAATGCCAATCTCTGAACACTGCCAGTACAGTAAATGAATCCGCTGCCCCAAAGTTGAGGAAGTCTGTGGCGCTGGCAGCAAAGGTATTGGTTGCTCCTGGGTATAGGTAACCAGCGGCTGTGATACCAGCACTGCGGTAGGTGCTACCGCTGCGGTTGATTGTTACAGTGGCAGCATTGGTTGAAGACTCTGTAAAGGAAGTCTGTAGTAGGCTAGTGATGCTGCTCTCAAAGTTAGCATCGAAGACTACTGTGCCGCCAATGCCGTTTAATACTTGAGCACGGAAGAACTTACCGCGAGCAGGTGATTGACCCGATGCTTGTGAGCCAACTTCAAGTGGTGCGGTTCCAGCAAAAATACTTGTTACTCCAGCAACAGTTTGAGTTGCTCCAAGTTGAGTCCAAGTAATTCCATCATCTGAGGTAAAGAACCTTAGGTCATATCCACTTGCACCATTATCTACATCTAAAGTGACTCTAACCCATTTTGTAGTACCATCTGTAATCACTAATTGATCTGAGAATCTTTGAATAACTGTGGAGCCGTTTGTAGTCCAAACAAAAGTTAACTGACCACTTGTGTTAACGCCAAGGTTGTAACTGCGTTGACCTCCTGAAACAACATCCTTAGCAAGGAGAGCAGTTTGAGCACTTGGTGTCCAATCATCCAATGCAACCTTTACTCTAATATCGATATCACCTGTGATATCTAAAGCAGCCGCATCTGGTGTGCTTGCAAAGTTAGACGCAATACCAGGCAGATACAGATACGTTCCGTTTGCCATATACCTGTTGTTGACTTCCATATAGTCATCAGTACCAAAGAGCCAGGTAGGTTGGGTAACGGCTACAGCCTTACGTCCAGAAGAAGCACGGTTGATAGTGACGGTCTGACCTGTAAGGGCGGTATATGATGTAGCAGCACCAGTAGTAATTACTGAAGTATCTGCGTTAAGCACCGTAGTACCGTCAATGCCATTAAGAATCTGGGCGCGGAAATACTTACCAGTAATAAAGAATGATCCGAGTGGAGAGCCGCCCAAAGATACGTTTCCACTTCCAGAATAAATACTTGTAGTAGATGCACCAGTTACGGTTGTGCCTAATTGAGTCCAGGTAGTTCCGTTGTCGGAAAGAAAGAACTTAACCTCATATCCGCCAGCGCCATTGTCTACGTCAAGTGTTGCTCTTACCCATTTTGCAGTGCCATCAGTTACGCCTGTTGCAACAGTGGATACTGCAAGAAGTGTAGTAGTCCCATCTGCAGACCATTGTAAACCTATTAAACCAGTTGTTCCTATTCTCATATTGTAAGAAATACCAGTTGAAGCAGCTTCTCTTTTATCAATGATTGCACCATTACCAGTAGGTGTCCAGTCGTCTAGAGCGATAAATGCTCTTAGGTCAATGTCGCCAGTAATATCTAGTGCGGATGAATCAGGGATAGATTGTGAGTTACTGTTAGCACCTGGGTGATACACATAATTGGTGCCAGTATGATCTAGGAACTTAGGGTCATTAGAGTCTGCGGCGGTGCTAGAACCAAGTGTGGTAGGTAGTAGGGAGCCAGCGGTGCCGAGGTTGGTTATTGTCTGACCAGATGCAGAGGCATCGGTAGCATCTACATAATAGGAGGCTACTCCTGTGAGTAAATCGGTGGTTGGGTAGACTTGTCGGAGAGCAGCCGCTGCAGGTAGGCCAGTAGTGCCAGCGATGTAATTACATACACCGTTAAAATCAAGCCAATTCCTTTTATCAAGACCCAACCCTGCAATCTCATTGAGAATACCTACCGTATCTGTGGAGTAAGGATTGATGTTCTCACGGTTAGCCCATTGCTTGGCAGCGAGTGCCTCATCAACCATATCGACTTTATCGCGGTAGGTACCGCCATTAGCCAAACGGTTCAATTCATCGTTGAGCGTAGAGCCAAATTCTCCGAGAGCCATTATTTCTCCTTAATTACTTTTGTTTGCTTGCCCAGCTATTATCAACCAAATTTGGATAAGATCTACCAGCAGCCTTAGCACGTGCTTTTGCTGCAGCCTTCTGCTTATCAGTTAACTTCTTAGATGTCTTCTTTGGGTTCTTTGTGTCCCAGAAAGCCTTTTTCTTTTTCATTTGCAACTACAATCCCAAGCCCGTAAGGACTTGTTTATTCTAGAGTTTGGATCCTTTGCCGTTTTAGCAGAGGTGAGTTTGGACTTCATCCCACACATCCTGCCACAGAAGGACTTGCGTCTAGCTGCAGACTTAGGTGAACGTTTCGCTTCAGCCTTCTTCACTGGTGGCTTGAGGTTCATACCTTGCGCTTTGGCAGATGCTCTGCCTTTAGCGTTGAGTCCACCTTTAGGATTCTTACCCTCTGCGCGTTGCCAGGCTGCTGTCTTTTTTGCCATAGGTTCCATACTTTCCTAATACCGCACGGACGGTACCGTTCTTGTTGAGACGAACGACCATACCGTCCTTGATTTGGACTGAGTTAAAGCCTCTGTGAGTCTTATACTTTCCAGAGGACATTACTTCTTCTTGGCCTTACCTGCTGCAGAAAGAGCAATCGCAATAGCCTGCTTCTTGTTCTTAACAACAGGTGCCTTCTTTGGACCCTTGGGGTCCTTACCTGAATGAAGTTTGCCAGCCTTGTATTCTTTCATTACTTTAGAAATCTTGGCTTGAGCCTTAGTCTTCTTCTTCATTTATCTAGATATCTTCCTGGATTCTTGTTCTTGGACTTCAGTGGCTTCTGCTTCATAATGGCAGCATCAAGGGCGTTGATCTTCTTAGTAGGCATCTTGGCTGGCTTTACTCCAACCTTCTTTGCAGGCTTCTTCATCGCAGGCTTCTTCATTAGTTACGCACCTGCTTTGGTGCTGGCTTTCCTGGAGCACCAGTCTGCAACTTCTCATAGGTGTCAAAGCGGGTCTGTGATACTGGCTGGGTTACAGGGTATGGCTGGAAGTATTCTTCCTCGAAGGTCTCTTCGACCTGTCCCTTGCCGTAGGCTTCTGGGTTATTTACTGGCATTTGTTTACTCCTTGAAGGTAAGGTTGATTCCATCAAATGCCTTGCCTGCATCATTGCTGAGGCGAACAGCGGCATCTATATCAGGTTGTCTTGTACTGCGTGGTTCGATACCCTCTTTGACTGCGGAGAAGTACGAATCCAACTCTCTATTGTCTTTCTTTATCTTTGCGCTATCCCAGCCTGTACGACTAGGTGCGGTAGATGGGGCAATCATTGGCATATTCTCAGATATGCAGTCGCCGTATGATGCGTGGTCTTTTGTCTTACAAGAAGATGTGCAATTACTCATTATGGAATCACCGTTAGATAGTCGCTGTAGCCTGCAGCGATAAGGATATCAGCGGTAGCTTGATCTACTGTGTATTCGTGACCACCTAGAAAGTACTGGTCTGCTGCAGCCAAGTCATCTTGGCTAGGAGTTCTATTCTCTGTCACGGTAGAACCATTGATAAGTAGGCTAACGCCTCTACCGATATCTGTAATACGACCAATACCATTGGCATTAGGGCGACCAGCAAGGCGGGCATAAGGAGTGTTTAAGTCTCCATCAGGTAGCCACGTCTCGGCTTGCCAAGGTGTCATTAGGTGGTAATCAGCCATTGTTCTCCTTTAGGTGAACTTACAGCGAAGGCAGAGGTTTCCCTCTGCCCCACTGTCAATCAACCTAGTTGATGGATGTAGCAGACTCAATACGATAGAGAGCCGCTTCACGAAGGCGAGCGAAGCCTCCGAAGTAGTACCAACCGATGGTGCGGAAACGACGGAGTGTGTCGATTTCTGGACCGATAACGGTGGTGATGTCCTGACCCATTGCTTCAGCAAGGGCTTCACGACCAGCGACAACTGCCTGGTAAACAGTAACTGTTCCAGTGTTGACAACTGATGGTACGCGAGGTGTTTCAACTACGAATGCACCTTCGATAACGCCAACTGCACCAGCGACGAACGGTGTGCGCTCGACATACTTGGTGAGTTCCTGGAAACCGCCAGTGCCTGATTCGGCACGGAGGTCAGCAGACTGACGTGGGTGGAGGTAAGCAGCATAGAGTTCGCCAATACGAGGCAAAGCCTTGTTTGAGCGAAGTTGTGTTACAGCCTCACGGATATCAGCAACGCTGATGGTCATTGTGGATGTAATGCCGTTACGGTTTGTAGCAGTTCCTGCGAAAATCGCATTGGTTCCGCCAGTGAGGACAGATGCTACAACGCTGTCGATTGAGTCAGCAGCATTGTACGCAATGATGTCTGCAAGAGCAGCATCTACATCGTTGAACGATGTGAGGTTCAACTTCTTGGTTGTTGTTACAGCAGAGCCGTACTCATTGAGAGTAACGGTGACCTGTGATGGGTTGCCAAGGGCAGTGGAGGAAACGTCAGATGTTTCAGTCAAGGTGCTTGTAGCAGTGCTTAGGTCTGAATAGATGGAGAATACAACTGACGATCCTGGCATTGCCTGTTGAACTGGCTTGACGTCAGCAATCGCACGCATTACAGGAATGGAGCGAAGCGCCATACGAACGTACTGATCGTACGCTGTCTGGACGAGGTTACTGACCGTAGTGGTAGGTGTTAACGTACCAGCGGGTAGTGCCATTTAGGTTTAGCCTTTCGGATAGTTACGGAAGTTAGATACCAGACTCACGAATGATTGCATCCAAATCTTCACGGCTGTTAGCGTTCATCAAACGACGATAGACATCATCTAGTGGAGCAGGCGCTTGGGCTTGGTCTACTGTCTGAGTCATACGCTGATACTGCTGTGCTTGAGCTGGATTTACATTCGGTGCTGCCTGGTTTTGGCCTGCATCAATACCGAATACATCGGCATAGTTTGAAAGCCAGTTTGATACAGACTCCTCAGTTGGGTCTATATCCTGTGGGATAAATGAAGCAATCTTCTGATTTACCCCGCGACGTTCGAGGGCGTCCTTAATTGCTCGTTCTCTTTGTGCTTTAGATAGGGATTCAAACTGACTCTTAAGGTCAGCTAGTTCCTTTTCTTTCTGCTTGTTTGCTTTACGCAGTTGTTTGACGAGATCATTACCCAAATCGTTAAGATCTGAATCGTCGTCCTCGTAGTCGTAGTTGGACATAGGTCCTTCTCCCTTTGTTAGTTGTTGGTCGCAGACCTCATATAGATTCGGGGACTCTCTATATGGCTTCTGCTACTGGTCTTGTTATCTCTCTGTCAGGCCAGTGGTTCTGACAGCAGGCTTAGAATGAGCCAGCGCGTTCGCGGGCTAGTGCGCCTTGTGCTGCACCTGATGAGCCAGCAAATTGTGCTTGCTCTAGTTCAGATAGTTTACGGCGCTTACGCTCTGCTTCTGCAGAGCCTGTGAGTCCAAAGACTTCTTGCTCGGCTGTGGCTTGGGTATACTCTCCAAGACCTTGCTTGGCGTAGATATTGCCAAGCATTTGTGCTCTCGGTAGAACTCCTGCTACTGCTTGGAATCCTTCACGAGCCTGTGCTCCAGTAACTCCAAAGCGAGCAAGTTCTTCTGCTCTAGATAGTCCTGTTGCAAGTCCTTGTCCCATTGCTGCTCCACCGATTTCAGCGGCAGTAACCTTACGCTTGATGCTTGTAAGAGCCTTATCTGGGTCTAGAGCATAGGCAAGGATGTCACCATTAGTAATGTCAGGATAGAACTCACGTAGGGCTTGAGAAACTTCTGGGTTAGCATTGATAACGCGGTTATAGGCCGTACCAATACGATCTTCAAGCTCTGCTGCGGATACATCTCCAGCAATAAACTTCTCGAATCCTTCTTGACGGCCCAGTTCACCACGTGTGTAATAGGACTCTGGTAGGCCATAGTTACGCATAATGCTTTGGTATTGGTCTTCTAAATCAATATACTCAGCCTCAGATAAAGCACGAAGACCTTTACCTACACGCTGTGCATTAGCAGCAAAACGCTTCTTGTAGGCATCAGTGCCGCGTAGACGGATTGTAAACTCTGCAGGGGGTAGACCTTCTTCGATAAAACCACGCAGTGGCTCTACAAGAGCACCTAGACCATACTGACTGAATTGTTCAAACAATAGGTTATAGGCAGACTCACCTGCTGCTCTGCGATTTGCTGCAGCATCTCCAGCAATTCGAGCGTAGAACTCTGCAAGAGTATCTGTTAGGTCGCCATCTTCTTCATCGCTGCCCTCGTCAACGCCATTAGTTGCTAGAGTTTCAAATGCTGTAGCTCTACCAAACTCAGTTTCAGCAGTAATGGCTGCAGCGGCTGCATCAGCATCTAAATCAGCAGTAATCGTTGCTAAGTCAGTAGCGGCAGTGCCTGCCTCTTCTACTGTTTTTTCTGCAGTGCTTAGGGCAATTTCAGTCTTTGGAGTTTGTGCTGTTATTCTTTTTGTTAGACTGGCTCGTAAGGCCTTGCGTTCTCTATCGGTCATACGCTTTGGGTCTAAAGTAGAACCACTACGGGTTCCAACGCCTGTCTGGGCTTCACTATCTGCCATCAAGCCTGTAGGTCTAGCATTGATTCTCATTTATTACCCCGTAAATCCGAAGTCACGAAGAATACCCAACGCTGCGGTTGAGACATCTTCTCTTGCCTGATCTGTGTACTGCCAGCGTGAATCTTTACGAAGAGCACGCTTGAAATCAAAGGTAGTCATTTCTCTATCTGGGCCTATAGCACTGCGTAATACTGGGTCATCTAGTTTGATAGATGCTGGGTCCAACTCAAGAGTGGTCGCCATAATTCTTTTATATGGCGCATAGATAACATCAAGGTCTACACCTTGGTCAATAAGAGCTCCAACCTTATCTGGCAATCCCAATTTAGCAGTCTGACGGATAATGTTCTTAAATGTATCAACATCTTCGCCATCTTCAATGCGTTTAGCCCAGCCATCTGCTACAGAACCAAAGTCCTTCATCAAGTCAAAGCCATTAGCTGCGGCAGTTTTTGCTAAATCCTGCAGGCTAAGTTTACGAGTATCGGCTTTACGCTGTGAATACTCAGGCAACTTGCGAATCTTATTAGCTAGGAACTGGTCCTTATCAAGACCGCCAGTGTAAACATTGACAGTTACGCCACCAATTTTCTTTGGTGTAGCCTTGATAATCGAAGAGGCTTTCTTCTCTTCAGCAATAAGATCAGCGCTATACTTGGCAGATTCTTCAGCGGTTGGCATACGGCCTAGTTCAGCCTTAAAGATATCCTCAACCTTGGCTGCTGCTTCTAGTGGTGTAGATATATTTTGAGTACCAGTGGCTTTTCCTAGCCCACCTCCACCACCTGCTCCCTTGAGAGCAGCGGTTTCGTTAATTTTATCTTGAAGGAATTGAGACCACGATACTTCTTCTCCCCAAGCCAGAGAGCGTGCTTGATTTGCACCAATAGCTGACTGATACGCAGCGACTAGAGCATCGCTATACACGCCACTAATAGGCCCTTTATAGAAATCAGAAGATGCTAAAAGTTCTGCTAAATCTTGACGCTCTGCTGCGGACATCGCACGAATAACTCTGGCTGCGCCATTAACCTCGGAGATATAATCACGCACTGCTGTTACTTCTGCTTGGTCGCCAGGTGTATTGTCCTTAGTCTTAACCTTTGACTTTGGGGCATACTTACCAGTACGGTTAATCCTGTCGTTTAGATCTGCTGCACGAGCCTGAAGGATTGCACTGTTAGGCTGACTCTGCATAAGAGTCATAACCTCTTCAAGTTCCTGCTTGGCCTTGGCTACTTCTTTACCTGTTGCAGTAGCACGGATGGTCTTTTTATTGGTCTGAAAATAGGAACTACGAGCAGTCTCAACGCTAGTAGCATTGCTCTTAGCCTTGTCAAATTCTAACTGTGCAGCAGCAATGCGCTTATCAATAGCCTCGCGTTGTGCTGGTGAAATACGACCACCAGCAGCAGCAAGGGCTGCCTTCTGCTTATTGAGTTCTGCGCTTGCAGCAGTCAGTTTCTTGCGAGCAGCTTTTACTGCGGAGTCATCATCTAAGAAACTCTTGAGAGTTACCTCTGCCATCTCTGCCTATCTCCTAGTCATCCAGTAATCTGCCGAAGAGCACGTCGTATGCTGCTTGGGTATTTTCGTTGTATTTTGCTAATTCCTTGATTGACATAATGGTTCCATCTTTAATGGATTGCATTAGGTCTCTATTTGTTCCAGTCAGAGCAAAGATTTCTTTCTGGGTCTTATAGTCTGAATATGCCTTGACCATCTGACGCAATACATCTTGAGTGTCTTTGCGGATAGATCCATATGTTGGGTCATCTAAGAACTTCTCTAAGTCATCAAGTGCCTGCAGGGTCTTAATGCGTTTCTCAGCCCCTTGGTTAAGTTCTTCTTGAACCAGTGGACGACCTGCAAAGAAGCGGGACTTCCAGTCATTAAACTGCTGACGAGCAAGGCTGCGTGCAAAGTCTGATGCTGAAAACTTCAAAGTATTTTCATATTCATCGCGCTTCTGGTAATAAATCTGCAAATCTGATGAGGTTTGTACCTCACGTAGGTATTCCTCAACGCGCTTATTGGTACGAAGACCCATTGTTGCCATTGTGCGGTAAGCATCAAATGAGAAGGCACCCTTATGCGGAATCAGGAATGCTGCAGCCTGTGGATAGTCTTTGAACATTGTCTCATTATCTGAGACGAATTTGCCAGACTCTTCGGCATAACCAAAGAAGGCTACAGTCTTACGTTCAGATTCTGTAACGGTATAAGGCACAGCGTTAGGAAATAGCTCCACCCAACGTTTCATCGCTGCGTCATAGTCTCCATCATACTGCTCACGAAGAGCGTTGAAAGACTGCTTGAAGTTAGCCTGACCAGCATCTCTGATCCACTCTTGCATATCAGACTTGAGCTGAATTGAAGGTGAGGCTGGTGCAAAGAATCCAAATACGAAGCGGGTAGCCAGAATTGACAAAGTTGTATTGCGAGCCCTCTCGCGGTAAGCCTCTAGTTCACCAGGCGAGGGTGGCAAAAGATTACCATCTGTATCATAACGCTTTGGAATACCGTGACCTGCTGCCTCAAGGTAAGTGACAGCCTTACGATATGCAGAAGCATACTGACCATTGCGCTCATCTTGGCTCATAGCACTCAGCGCTCTGTTGACGTGAGCAGGCATTAGGCGTGATACCAAGCCTTGGTCTACTGAGTATTCGCCAAGTGTATAGCGAGCGATTGTATCGCCCATACCTGGCTCAAAGATGTTGGTTAGGTTTTGTATCGCAGTCATCGGGATAGCCGCTGCTGGACCTGAGAATGTTGGTAGCCACGACTCTGTATTCAGTGATGGCGACAACATCTTAACTGATGCACCAAACTGTACAGGGAATGGAACCTTAAAGTCTTGCGGAATGCCCAGTGCCGTTAGTGCGCCCTGAACCGCACGATAGCCTGGAGCAAAGTGTGGATACACAAAGTACTTCTCGCCACGATCATCTTCCTGAATCCAACCAGAGTGTGCTATGCCATCAAATGTGAGGGCTAACTTCTGGATAGCCTCTGGGTTATATCGAACGATACGAGCAAGACGGCGATAGAAATCCTCTTGAGCGCGATAGAAACGAGCAAAGTTACGGGCAGTAAAGGATGCTTGGCTTCGGATAAGCGGGTTATCAACATATGGAAGTATCTGAGATACTGCACGCTCTTCAACCAACTTAGCGTATTCACGTTTTGCATTGACAAGAGCTGCTGCTTTTGATTCAGCATCATCAATGCCCTTAGTAAAGTTATCATAGAAGGCTTGCTCAAAGCCTGACTTCTTCATCTGCTTACGAATCTTGGTTACTTCGTACAGCGCCATAGGCTGGCGTGATAGACGAGCAGTTGACAGACCAAGCCACACCCAGCCCTTTTGCATCAAAGGTGATGTGTAGTTATTGACATCAGCAACAGGAACTAACTCTGGCCCAACTACCGATGCTGGTATAAGGTCAATATCTTCTGGTAGGTCATCAAGAGTCAACTTGCCTGTAACGGTGTAACGATTTAACTCTGGGTCAAAACTACGAACCTTATTGAGTAGTTCTGTATTGATATCACCGTTGCGACCAGTGACGATTGCTCTAGCACGGTTAAGAACAATCTGAGCGTATTCATCAATGGATAAATTCTTACCAGATGATAGACGTGCGTCATCTAAAACTTTTTTATTCTTAGGGTCTGATAGCCACGCCTTCATAGCATTGACTGCTTCTACAGGCTTGTCAGCATTAGCAAGGGCAATAGAACCTAGTTCGTCATTACCATAGAATGAGATACGTAGCGCCCAAGCAATCATTGATGCTTCGTTGTTTGGCGTTAAGCCAATCTCGGTAAAGCCTCTTGCGCTTGCTGCTTGAGCATACTTGGTCTTTAGACCACCAAGGTCTAGGCGTAGTTCTGCTTGCTTGACTCCAAGAGTCTTGGCTAGGTCAAAGGCTGAATCAATATAGTTAGATCCTGCAGCAAAGTTAAAGCCGCCCTCGGATACGATAGATAGTAAGTTATCTATATCGCCGTACAGTACTTGTTCTGTCAGTAATTCTAAACCTTCGCTGTCTAGTTTAGACAAGCCAGTCATCTTTGCAAAGCGCTGTACGCGACCTGCTGTCAAAGCCTCAGCCATAATCTTACGAACTTCTTGTTCTACGCCACCTTCAATCTCTTTGCGTAGGCGACGTACTCCAGCCTGTGCTCCCTTGACTTTCTTAGCATCAGTGCTGTTCTTTATAATATCGTTGTACTCTGCAATCTTGGCTTTCTTGGCAGAAAGAATACCGTCAACCTCTTTGATGCGAGTGGCGTATCCTGCAGATTCGTCCCTATTAACAAAACGCATAATCAAACCAAGAGGTTCTGAGGCAAACTTTTCGCCAGCAGTTAGTCCTGGCGTTAAGCGCATTGCTGTGTTAAGACGGGTTGATAGATAGCGACCTTTAGCAATACCCCAAGGGCTGTTGCCAATAGCGATATTTACCATCAAGTCTTCAATAGAATTACGCAATGCGTAACGATATCCAGCAAGAGTTAAGAATGACCAAGCATTTGTAACGCTTTCCATATACTTGCTATTAGAAACGCCAATAACACGTTGGATAAGACTTGTTCTAGAAGACATACGATCTATGTCTACAAGGCTAGGAGCTGTGACAAAGTTATTCATTTCGCTAGGCAAGAGACCGAAGTCAATGTAATCGTCAGTACCAGCAATGCTATATCTAACCTGACCTTTGCCAGTTAAGCGACGGACAACCTTCTGTCCTTCTACTGTCATATTCATACCGCGAACATCTGCAATAGTGGCATACAGTCCGTAGTAAAACTCTTTGCGCTTACCTGCTTCTTCAAGTCCAGAGAAAGTCTCAGCCATTAGGCGAGCCTGACGGGTCGGAACTATAAGTGTTGCTAGTTGATAAATCTTATCTGGTGCATCTGCTGCGGTGACATCAAATGCGTTATCCTTGAATAGTGGTATGCGGGTAAACTTACGCTTGGCATTATCAATGCGACGGGCAATGTCGTTACTAGAAAAGCGTAAGCGATCCTTGCCCTTAACCTGTAGACCCTTAGCTGCCTCAATCAATTTCTTAGGTTCTTCAGTTATAGCCTTATAGATGCCATCTTGAGTTTCAGGTGCACCAAAGAAGTCATCTACTAACTGTGGTCCGATGTCATCTAGGTTAAATACTCGATTAGCGCCAGTAAGAACTGCGACTCTAGCCTTACGACGATTGTCTAGACGAGGCATAAGGATACGACGGCGAGCAGTTCCTGCATTCATCATAGTGAATGCGTCATCGCTGTTATAGAAAAAAGCCTTAGCGGAGTTAATATCTTCAATCTCAGCCTTGTTAAATAGATTAACAACTGCTGGACCGAACTCTGGAGCTAGACGTTCTGCCTGTCTGCGTGCTTTAGCGGCTGCGGTTTTGTCGCCACGCTTGGTAGCATCACGTAAATCTTTTAGATTTTTACCATAGTTATCCCAGAACGCTACAGTCTCAGGCTTGGCAAAGTATGTTGCCGCAGTGTCTCCACCTTTACGGGCAGATACCACGATTGCTTCATAAGCATACTTATTTACATCATATAAACGCTTTGCTTTACCCAATAAAAGTAATGGATCTGCAACAATACGATAGGCAGCATCTACTGCGCCTGATGTAATCTTGTAGAAAAAGCCATTCTTGTAGAAATCGCCAGGTATAAAGGCATCTAATACGTTAGCAACTGCGCGACCTGGTGAATACTGTGCAGCATTGACCGCAGAGATAGCATCATCTAGTAAGTCTCTGTCTGCTTCCAGTTTCTTAGCGTCAGCGTTTGGTAGGTTCTTAATAGAACGATCTGAAATCTGTAGCCAATACTTCTCTTCATCAGTTGCAGTAGCCATAAGCTGTGCAACTTCTTGAGCATTACGAGCACCGCGAATCTTTTTAGCAATACCTACAAGATTCTTGCCATACTTTGACTCAGCGTCAGCAAGGCGTTCCTCGTTAAATACCTTTTGACCGTCTTTTTCTGCACGGTCCCACGCATCAGATAGGTTACGACCTTCTTCTGCAGCAATGATTCCAGTACGAGCAACGCGAGTAGCAAGGTCTGATAGCGCACCAGCGGCTTCAAATACCTTACCGCCTGTGTAATGCCACGCAGTACCGAGCCAGCCACGATTAGGCTTCTCTTCTGGAGACTGTTCACCGAACTTATCCTTAAGATCTTGTTGTTCATTAGGTGTAAGTTTGGTGTTATAGGCATCGTTAGCCACAGTTGCTGGGAGATTAAGAAGCGTCTTATGGGTTTCTAGCGCCTTATTAAGGCGTTCAATCTGCTTCTTTTGCTTATCGGATAACCCAGCAGCAGAGGCTGCTGCATTGAGGTCAGCCATCAATCACCTCTCGCTAGAGCTTCCTGATACAGGATTGTTATTTCACCTGTATTGTCAAAAGGAAGCATTTGTGCTAAAGCATCTGAAGTTTTTGCTTGTTGGCGTACAGCATTCATACCAAGGACCTCTGGTCCTGGTCCTTCACCGCGTGCAATACCAGCGGTAATAGGTTCATCAGGACGTTCTGTTGGGGCATACAGTGATGTAATCTGCGAAGGAGCCATACCCATTTCGCTACGAGTCATACCCTTGACATCTGCTGTCTTTGCTAGTGGAGCACCTGCCTTAATAGCGGCGGTCTCAACACCTTCTCCATAGGATGATGAAGGAATATCGTCTCTGACAGAGAACTTACCTGGACCTGATACTCCAGCCAAAGGGTTCACTGGTTCAGCCATTGTTATCCTCCATCGTTTCTAAATCTTGTGCGAACTGTTCCCAAGCCTTATTAACTTGAGCATTTCTAATTGCGTTATATGTGGCTACATCAAGTATTTCTTCAGCGAATGTGTGAAGTGCTGCCACTAAGTTGTGAAAGAATCCTGCAAATACTACTAAAACGTCAGCGAGACGAACAGAGCGTGGTACATAATCAGGATCTTGTTGCACGCTCTGTCCTCTCGATTAAAACTACTTCTTCTTGCCTTTACGACCTGCTGGAACGTAAGGGACTACTACTTTGCCTGGTCCTGCTGGCTTAGAAGTATCCTTCTTTCCCATAAGTGGTTTTGCTGCTACAGCCTTTGCTGGCTTTGCTGCCTTTGGTTTCATTGTTGCACCTCCTTAGCCTGCAATAGACGCAAGCAACGTTGCGATATCGGGTCTTCCTTGCGGAACTTGTGGTCCAGCAGCAGGGGCCGCACCCATTTGTTCTGGAGTTGGCTGCGAGGCAGGAACGGGGGCCATACCTGCCGCTGGAATTTCAGGTTGTGGTTCAGGTGCAAAAGCCTTCTCAACTATCGTTTCGAGTTGGAGACCCTTTTGACGACCTTGTATGACTGTAGCAATTCTTCCAATAATCTGAGAAGGATCTTGGCCTTGTGCTGCAAGCGCGGGAATTGCTTGTGCATACTGAGCAACAGCAACACGCAAAGAATCACGCATCTCTTCAATGTCAATACGTTGTTCTTCTTGGGTAACATTTAACTCCATCGGGATTTCACGACGTACATAGTCACGTGATACCAACTTATCGCTACGCATCTGTAGTAATGCAATGATGGCACGGTTAGGATCCATACCAGACATAATGCCGTAACGGACATCTACGCCATATTCGCCATTGATAGCGCGACTTGGTACATACTTCAGGTTGAATGGGGTACCATCATCAATACCTTTGATTTCTTTGGTCATACTGCCAAAGACTTTCTCGTCTACCTCAAAGCACATTGATACAAGTTCAGTAAAGAGGCGTGCAAACTGTGCCTGTGCTGCACGGATTTGTGTATCAAAGCCTGCTTGTAGGGCTTGTACACCACGTCCTGTAATGACTGATGCTGAGATATCACCGCTGCGGGTCTCTGGATAACGAGCACCCATACGAAGTTCGCGCTCTAGTACGCCAGATTCAGTAAATACACCATTAGGAAGCTCTAGTGGCACACGACGGATTGCTTGAGGATTAGCAGAACGCATAATCGAATCAGGGCCAAGGGCAAGTTCTTGGACATCCTGCGGAATAGCAATCGGTGCTTGGATAGATTTCTCTGCTGCTTGAATCTGTAGGACTGCAAAGCGAGCACGAGCGAGTTGAACTGCGAGCACATCATCGAATTGTCCACGTGCTTCTCCATCAATAGATGGACGAACAGCTACGGATGCTAGGCAACGACCTGTTGGGTTAGGCGTATTGGAAAGAATGAGGTTCTGGCGCTCTGGAAGGAAGATTAAATCTTGGTCTTTGTCGTGATAGCGAACCAAAGATAGTAGCGGTGAGCCTTGTGTATAAAGGTTCTTGCCCATAATCTGGTCATAAAACTCAGGGTATTGGGCTGCTAACGACTCTGTGTCAGTCTGCACAATCTGTGTTAATGAGATGGTTCTACCAAATCTATCAATTTCTGGGTAAACACCGAAGGGGTTAAGCAATCTAATCTTCGGATTGTTGGTCTCATAATCCATCTCAACGATGGCAGGTAGCATTCCGTAGGTGTTAAACCAGTCTGCTCCAGCATACATTTGGATTTGTAGTTCAGATCCAGAGATGTAGTGACCAGCAATACGGGTTCTGGTATCTGCCGCTTTGCGTGCAGAGTCGGAGACCATATTAGTAGCAGAACAGTTAAAGGATGGCAGTGGTGCCATTGCCTCTGCTAAGTCTTTTGCAGCTACATCGATAAAGTTAGCAACGAGAGGCTTGGGGTAGTCTTCTGAGAACATTGCAGGAAATACTCGCGCAATGTCTCCCTGACGCACGGATAGAACGTCACGCATACGCTGGTCGCGTTTGGCGTACTTAGTCTGAAGGCGTGCTACCTTCGCAATGACCTCTTTGGTTGATAACATTGTCCCTACTTCTTTTTATTAGACTTCTTGGCTAAATCAGTTGAACGCTTTGTAACCTTACGTGATGGTTTATTTGCCTGACCAGTAAGCGCTCTGGTTGTCTTGGCCTTTTCAGCCTTTGCCTTTGCACGTTTTGTTACTGATGCTGCGCGAGCAGCGCTGCGCTCTAGTTCTGCAGCACGTTGCTTCTGCATCAACCTAGCGGCTTTTTGTTCTGCTGAGTTTGCATATCTAGTTCCAATCAAAGGTACTTTTTCAATACCCTTTTTAGGACCACGAGCAAGATTCATCGCTGCTTCTTCTGTTTCATACTCTGAAAAGTATTTGTCATTAGCATATGCTCTGGCTGTACGAGCCTTATCCTGTACTTGGCGAACTGATTGCTTCTTTACTTTTGGCATAATATCTCCTTAGTTGTTTACTTCCACTTCATTCCAGGTCCAGGTTGACCCTGAGCAATAATTCCTGGTGCTATCTGACTTCTATTCTTTGGGATGTACTGTTTGACTAACTTGTCCATCTTCTTCTGTTCGGCAGATTTGACAGGCTTTGGTTTCTTAATCATCGGTTCTTCGTGCCGAACATTCCGCCCATACCGCCACCTGTGCGAATTTTGATTACTCTTTTTGACTTGCCCCTTAGTGTGTCTCCGTCATTTTTGGCTTTTACTGCTTTAGCCTCTTGACGAGCAGCATTACCACTTGCTGCTTGTTCAGTCTTCCAAGTTTGATACTTGTTGTACTCTTTTTGTGGCTGAGTTTTCTTAGCAACTTCAGGACGCACTCTTACATTGCTACGAGGGCTAGCGCTCTTCTTGACTTTCTCTGAAGTTTTGCCTTTAGGCTTTGCGGGTGCTTTCTTCTTTGCCATTACACAAACGTCCTGTTCTGTTCTGCTAATAGAGTGTCGATGTTGACAACCATACGTTTTCTTTGTTCTGAGCGTGATAAGAATGGGTTTTTCATATGGTGGGTCTGGTGTAAACCTTGGTTGAGCCACTCACGTGCTCTAATCTCACAGAACCAGAGGGCCATCACCATATCGGTCTTACCTTTAGTCGTCGGAGACCAGGTAATAAGTTGCTCCATTAACGCTTTGATATTCTCTGTTTGGTCGCTAGGAAGATGGATAAGATTATCTCGATGGTGTTTACCATCAGGCTGCTTCGTTCCAAACAAAGTGGACATACTGGCAACTCCGAATCCTGAGTCCCATTTGTTGTTTCCTGTGTGGTGTTCACGCAAAATCACACCTTTGGTAGCAAGGAAGGATCTAATTCCCTCATCTTGGGTAAGGAAGGACTGAAAAGCATTACGTTCAACAATCCATTCGGCAGGATTGTAAAGATTAGTCCAATCGAGTATAAGCGTCCTGATTTGAGCAGGGGTAGGACGCGATATCTTAGTAGCGTCAACAATGTACCTTTTATGAGAGTGACGATCAACTGCGTAACATACCGCTGCTGTATCTCCGACCATAGCTGGGTCGAGGCCACAGACGAAACTAAAACCCGTGAGGTCTCTGGGGTGACCAGGATTGCCAGGTACCAGACGTCCTGCTTTTCGCATTCCATCAATAGAACCTTTCACACATACTTGGTCAAAGATGGCATCATCAGAAACATCCTGCTGTTGGTAAATCAAAGCCCAGGTACTTGCATCCATTGCTTGACGTTCGTTGTATAAATGTGGTCCGTACCAGCGGGGATAGAGACCTTCTTCTGTCTTATGGTCTTCAGTCTGCCCATCAAAGGGTTGGTCTGAGTAAGGCCAGAGGGTAACCCACTTATCTGGGTCTTCATCTGTCTCAAGTAGAGCTGGCATCGCCAGATATGTCCACGGGACCAAGCCACCTGGATATCTGTCAGGGTTTCGTAGTTCTTTGTATAAATCTACTGAGGCAACGCGGGTACCGATTACTACCAACTTGCCCGTCGGGTTGAGACGGGAGCGTACATCTTGGGTGAGCCAGCGAATCTGCTTCTCAAACTCATTAGCGTTCTTTAAGGTAACAGCATCATCGACGATGATCATATCGGCGCGTTTACCGTAAATCTGACCGCCGATACCTACGGCTTCAATGTTCGGGTCTTTTTCTGATGACTCACGGAGTTCATCACCAAAGACTACGCGGGTGGCTTGCCACGATGCAGACTTAGAGTTAAAGCCGACGCCTGCGGCGTAAGCGCTCTGCAGGTCTTCATACATCGGGTGGGTAAGTCTTTGCTTGATGGCGTAGAGGAAGTCTGCTGCAAGCTGTTGAGTCTGAGAGACTATCAAAACTCTAAAGTTAGGGTTGGAGGCTACCTTCCAAGTTACATAGTCCACAGTGATGGTGATGGACTTGGCGTGGTTCGGTGGGATGTTAATAAGGATACGGTTATCAGCGGTACCCTTCTCGTACTTCATAGAGGGGTGGTGCCAGGAAGGGGCTTTAGCCTCTATCACATCCACCAGGTTCTGCTGGTGGGCAAAGGTCTTCTGGTGGAGATAGCGCTGGCGAAAGCCAGCGAAGTCTAATTCGTGTGCTTCAGTATCTGCAAAGTTCTTGGAACGTAGGCCTAGCCTCGTTCTATCCATCTTATCTTTGAAGCCAGGATCTGTACGGCGGTAGTACTCGTAGGACTTCATAGAACGTCCTGCGGAGGCTACCGCTTGTTCTACAGTCATTCCTTCAGCTACTGCTGTAAGGATGACCCGCTTTGCAATCTCAGCGGTATTCTCAGCCACAGTAACTCTCCCATCGGGAGATAGATTTATCCCCACTAAAATGTAGCGCCGCTTGCGCTATCGCTTGTCGCGGCGCAGGCTCTCGCGTTCAGCCTACAGGCCAACGCGAGGTAGGTCTGCTTCCCCCTACACCCTAAAGGGCGTAGCGTGAGCGCAGCCCACCGTACGGTCGCAAATGCTGGACTGGTGGTCGCATTTGCTCCCTACTGTATATTAGGCGGGAAAAAAAAGTCATTTCCCGCATAATGGCAAAAAATCTTTATAGATGTGACTAACGTCACAGATATAGCGGTATAATACGGACAATACGGACGAAGCAAAAGGGATCGACTTTAGTCGAGAAATTTTGTGAGGGAGTACAGTATACGCCGCCGCGCAATTCAACACCCCCGCGTCGTCGTTTCTTGCTGTGCTTATCTCGTCTCACATAGTGAGACTGTGGATAAAGCTGTGGATAACTTTTGATAATAAAGTTATGGGCGTGCTACCCCCTCGGCACCCTCGCGCCTCATAATAATTTCTGCCGTTAGATAATAAACCGCCACCGATAGACCGATACACGCCACCAATTACACCAGGTGATCACGCCCCTATCTTTCAAGCTCACACCGCTAACCCTAAACCTAAAGTAGAGGCTTAGACTTTCAAGGTTTAGACCTAGCGCGATCTATTACCCCGACACGCCCTAGATTTATTTTCTGCTATCTATTGACAGGTTAGACTAGCCTCGTATATCTTTACACCTATGAGCTAATCGGTAGCTCATAATTGAAAGGATAAAGTATTATGAAATGGTACGCAGATCCCTCTCACGCCTGGTTAGCTGTATCTCTCAAGCAGTACCCCGACGCTATAAATTACTCAACAGGTTTTGGCTATATCTCACCTAGTGGATTCACTGTCTATCTTGAAGAAGACTTAGAGGCTCCCTCATTCTTACGCTCTAAGGGTATTGACTCAATGAGCCTACCTGAGAAGATCTACGGGAAGAAGATCGCTCCTCTTACCCGATACGCTAAGGCTCCCCGTATGGCTTATGAGGTATGGATAGAGGGAGGCTATCGCCTGGTAAGTATTGAGACAGGCGTTACCCTGTATGAACACAAGCGCGAGAGAGTGAGCGCATAATGTCTAAGCCTATGAGCGCGCCCGATCTTATTCAATGCCTAGCGGGAGAGCTACTAACAGACCCCGCCCTATTGGTGGAAGCTATCAAGGAAGACGATAGCGCTCTAGCCATAGTGCGCCAATTTGAAAGAGGGCAGATTAGTTATGAGGAGGTACGCGACGCGGTAAGCGCGATCTGCTAATGCTTGCCTTTCCTACTAGGTTAGACTAGCCTAGTGGGGAGGGGAGGTCTTAGAGTAAGACCCCACGAAAGGATAAGAAATGACGGAGAAGAAAATCACGCGCTCGCTATTTATCGAGGGGCGAGAGTGGCACGATAAGACTTACGGAAACACCTATTTTTCCGCCCGTTTATGGGTGGACGGAGGGCAAGTAGCAATTCTCACTTTCCAATATGGCTATGGAGACCAATATCTCTACGAGGCACAAAAGAAACTTTTAGAGCTTGGCTACCTACCGCAAGAGGGTAAGAGTAGGGGATTATGGTCTATTGCTGAGGAGCAGGGCTTCGATTTCTACTCATCAAAGACCGCCACAAAGAAGGCGGATATGTTCAAGAAGTATCCCAACTATGAGGAAAGGGTAGCGTAATGAAGAGGACAGAAGAAACATCGGGAACCTATTTACAGGGCTATATCACAACAACGCGAAAGAAACTAACCGAGGCTTTCGGGGAGCCTATGAAATACGAGGACTCTAAAGTAACGATTGAGTGGGGCGTATTGTTTGAGGGCGGAGTAGTTGCCACGATTTACGACTGGAAACGCTACGAGCTGGGCGAACCTGATGAAGATGAGGAGATGACCTACAACATCGGAGGACTATCGCCCGAGGCGGTAGAAAGAGTGAAGGAGAGGGTGGGCGCGTAATGTTTGAGGTCTCAACGAGCTGGACGAATGGGCTAGGGCAAGTGCTGATCTATTGCCTGGTCATAGGGCTAGGGCTTTACATAATGAGCAAGATAGGGAGAGAGGGCAAGTAATGATCAGAAACTATGAACTGGAGAAGGTGGAAACCTACGCGATTAGAGCGCGTAATATTGACGAGGCTATCGAAATCCTCAACGGGCTGGACAATTCATCAGCGTACCGCGTAGATGTAAGGGTTATCTACGCAAGCGCACCGACAGAAGGAGAGGGTAAGTGATGAGCGAGTATGAATACGAGGTGACTTTTTATGGGTCACAGTGGAAGGCTTCTGTAATTGTGTATCACGAGACAGATAGCGAGAAGGGTAGCGTGGAACGAGGCACGATTACTCTATGGGCAGAAGGCGTAGCCGATCAGTTGGGGCTAACGCTTGCCGATTATCACGAGGTGAAAGTAGAGAAGTTGGGAGAACTAGCCAATGCCTAAGTGTGGAGTGTGTGGCTGGTCTTTCTCAGATAGAACGCTAATGAAGCACGCTGAAACCCCGTGTGGGGAGGAGAGCGAGAAGGCAGGGCGTATGCCGTATGCCCCTGAAATAGATGACCTAATTAGACAAGAGGAGGAGGCACTATGAATAATCTCATCAAAGAGGCGTTAGAAATTGCCATCAGTAACTGGGAGTACGACGGAGAATACGACAAAGTAAGCGAGGCAGTAACACTAATCAAGGAGGCAGAAGGAAAT